GTCGCTAATTTGTGATGGAGACTCATCAGTCACAATCATATCCATAAGTTCTTCCATAAAAATAAAAGTTAATTTGTAGTTATTTATATCTCACCACCCTTGGGAGGTTCAACAACTTTAGATTGTGGTTCGGCATCAGGTTCTGTAATCGGAGCACCCAGATCCATTCCTGCAGCTCCCATATCTCCTCCACCCATATCTCCTTCCATCGGAGCATTTGGATCTGGAATGATTCCATTCTCAATTTCATATTCAATCTGCTTATCTTGATCAATAATCTCTTGATCAGTTTGGCGTAAAATTTTACGTCTTACATAATCTTGAGAGTAATACTTTCCAATATAAGGTTCTGCCGTAGCAACTAGATTTAATCTTTCAGTGAGTAATTCCGAATCTTTAAGTTCTGAAAAATGATTATCATACAAGAAGTCATATTGAATATGTTCTTGCATAATCTCCCAATCTTCGGGAGTGATTATATTCTTCAAAATCAACTGCGTTCTTAAAATATCACTAAACATATTTGAGAATCTCATTCTCAATCTTCCAACAAACTTAGTAAACTTAAGTTCGTCTCTTAAAATTTCTGATGAACGACCCAGATTAAAACCACCCTCACCTTCCATTCTTGTTGGAGGAACATTTAGAGAACGATATAATTTCTTTTTGAAATAATCTACATCGGTTAATTCTCCAAGATTCTGTCCACCTGGAAGTGTTGAGATTTCAGTTCCTCTTCCACCTTCACGGCGAGGAAGCCAAAAATCTTCAAGCATACTCATATTCTTTTTATCATCACGAATCTCGCCAGTAGCAGAATCGTAAACCAATTTATTACGATAACGCATCATCACATCGCGGAGATATTGCTCTGCTTTTACCTTTGGAAGATTGCCTACATCAATATAAAAAATTCTTCTTTCTGGTGCTCTTGAAAGTCTGTAAATGACCAAAGAGTCTTCAATCATTCTCAGTTGATTTAGGGACTTGATTGCCTTATTTAAATATGATAAACAAATTCCCCTATTCCTATCAACAAGACCAGATGTACAGTATGTGATAGAATCTTTTGCGAACTTTATACTACCATCAGAAAATGAGGAAATTGTTCCTGACTTATCATTTCCTTTTGGTGTGTATATAAAATACTCTTCTATTTTTGGAAATGCTAACTCCAAATTGGAATTATTTTTAACACCAATATTATTTGAATTATTTTTTTCTCTCTTTTGATGCCTTACATATCTAATTTTTAAAGCATCAATATACCGTAATTCTTGAATTCCTTCGTTTGGATTCTTTATGTCAATAACTTTGTGATAATAAAGTCTTCCATCAATGTACCAATTTCTATAAATTTCGTGACACTTTTTATTAAAATCTAAAAGTTGCAGAACAGTTTTAAATTCTTCTCTAATCTTTTTCTTAAGACTTTCACTTGCATTTAAATTTGATAATTCTATCTGAACAGGAGAATCATCCGAATCGGAAACAATTGCCTCATTAACGATATCTTCAATGGCACTGTCCACTTCTGGATGAAGTGCCATTTCTCTATACTTCCGAATTAATTCATTTTCACTTCTATAGACACCTTCAATATCTATAGATGTACCAAAAAAACCAGAACTCAAATAATGGTCAACCCCGTCCTCGCTATTAACGGGAACGGGGGATAATGCCGTTTTTGATTCTGGCTTACTATCTTCGATAGAAAAACCAAAAAGTTTTGCCATAATTAAATTCTAAAGATTTTATCTTTACTATTTATCACTCAATAAGATCGCCAGTTTGATCTGCAACTGCTCCAGCAGTCCAGTACTGAACCTGGAATTCAACAGTGTACTCTTCAATAGTATCTGAACTTTCGTATGAAAGATCAATCGCTGATACATTAGTTGGGAAAATATCAATAAATTGATATGTTCTTAATGGAGGAGCAGCACCGCCATTAACTACATCTACTGATGGGTCATTGTTTGCAGAGAATCTTCCCTGAGAAGCTCCTCTTCCAAGTTGACTTACATTAGCATTTACCATGTAAAAAAATGGGTTGGTTGCGCCAGTGTTGTTATCGAGTTTGCTCATCAAGTTCATCCATTTTTCAAATGAACTTCTTAGAATGAAATCTTCATCGTTAATAACGGTAACAGTCCAAGTATCAAATGTTCTGTCTCCAGCAACCTTGAAGATTCTTCCTCTAAAAGGAACTTCGATTGGAGCCATATTTGAAGCAGGCAGAGCTGCTGCCTTACACATAAAGTTAAATTCTTCATCATCCCAACCAATACCGGCAGGAAATGCTGGAATAGTTACTTCAAATAGGTTAGGTCTTGCTCCACCTCCAGATAAGGCAGATTTAAATCCTGAAATAGTTCTGTATGTAGCCATTTTTGAGTCCTCCTTCTGTAATTAATTTATCTAATCAAACTCTACCAGCAACTTCTTCAAAACTTACCCCAGTGCGTGTAGCAATGAAGGTTAGTGTTACATAGTTAATAGATTTGGTTGGCTTCAGATAAATATCTGCTCTAAACTCGTTATTATCAATAACTTCAGGAGTGTTATTTGAAGCATCGCAAACTACGAGGAAGTCATAAACTCCTCTCTTAGCTTGTACATCACGGAGATATGGTTCAACAATGTTTACAAAGTTTGCTCTTGTGAGTTCGTCGTTCAGTTCGAAGAGTTGTGCCTGAGCAGTTCTTTCGAGTGCTTGCTCAACAGTTAAGAACAGGCGGCGAACATTGATTCTATCAAAAGCAGATGCATATCCTAGTGCGGTCTTATCACCAAAGAGTAGAATTCCTACTCCAGGTTGGTTAATGATAGCATTAACTCTTTGAGGATAAAGACGATCTCTTTGTGCCTTATTTGGATTATATGCCAGTTTAACGGCATTATTCAAAATACCTCTTTGTTGTCCAGCAGGTGAGAACCAAGGATAAGCATTAATAGCAGTTCTTACCATCAATCCAGCAACATCTGGGTTGCAAGGAATGTAGCGGAATCTGTTATTAAATCTATCGTAGGTGTACTTATATCCACTATCAAATACAGCATAAGAAGAGGATGCTAAAGAACTATTAACTCCACTAAAGAACTCAATAATATTATTTGTTTGAATCTCGGTGTTTGTTTGGTCTACAACACCTTGTCTGTGTGGTGAAACAACAGCAATACAATCTTTTCTCTGATTAGCAATAGAAATCAGTTGAGCTGCTTTTGCTTGAGACTCATAAATATCATCTCCACCACTAGGTCCTTGAATAATGAAGTCAACAGCAATTTCATCTCTATTGGAGAACAAGTTGTAGGCATTAATAATCTTACCAAGTTCAGCCTTCATTCCTCCAGCAGAACTGTAATCAACACCACCAGCAAGGACATATAGTTGATTACCAATAGCACTGAATTCTCTATCTTGTGCCTCTAAGTTCCATAAACCTTGAGTATTTGTGTTTGGAGTAAATCCAGATGAGAATGCTGTTGAATAAACTTCTGCATCATTTGCCTCATCCGATGGATTATCTCCAACATAAAGATTTGCAGAGAATTGAGCAATATAATTCTTCCAGAAAATCTTTCTTGGAGAATTGATGGCACTTACAGCATCGGATGCTTTGGAAAGACCGATGTGCTTCTCAAGAAGATTTCCCTTAACTCCAGTAACTGTTCCAAGGTCATCAAAAACAGCAATGTGAATTTCATCACTCTTACCATTTCTTTCTGCCACATACTGGGATGTTCCTGGTTTTGGAGCAAGTGATTTCCAGAAAACAGATCCGCCATTTGTCAAAGTGATGGTTTGCTCTTCATACCAATCAAGAACTCCTCCGTCTGGAATTGATGTTGTGGCAACAGAAACTCCTGAGTTATTTACATATGAAATTGAATCATCTGCTAAGAAAGCATTTCCAGGAGTTGCTTCTGCGTAAGAAATTGGAGTCTCAACACCAGCAGAACTTACGCGGGATACAATTTTAACATCAACACTGTCCTCACCAACACCAGTAACAATTGCTTTTAGATATCCGTTGAAAGATGAAGTTGCTCCAGCACCAACAACTGTTATGTTTGTAAGTGGTGTGGTTACTGCGAATCCAACTTGAACTGCTCCAGATGCTGTTGTTGAACCAAATTCTACAGTTTCAACAAAACCATTTGTTCCTGTAGATGCTTGCGATAAGGTAATAAGACCTGTGGAAATACCAACAACGGTTGTTCCCGCTCCAATTTCATTACCTCTTACTTCATCTCCGAGTAAAATACCCGCAGTTGTCGTAACACCAATTTCAGTTGCAACAGAAGTGTATGTTACAGTAGTTGTTACACCTACATTAAATGTAAATGTTGCGGTGCTAATTCCACTAATTATTTGGTCTGCCTTATCATCAATTATGGCAACTTTAAGACCATTTGCCCAAGAACCAGGTGTCTTTGAAGCAAAAATATAATCTGCAATATCATCTGCGTAATTTAATTCATAATCATCAAAATTCTTAATTCTGAGGCTGTTAGTGCTTCCTGTTCCAACAGTCAGAACATTTGCGTTTCTCAGATTTGATCCATCTGCTCTTACAACCTTAAGAACTCCTCCATATGAGAGGAAAGAAGATGCACTCATCCAGTACTCATACTGTGCATCTGTTGAAAGAGGCTTACCAAAGACATTGATTAAGTCTTGCTCTGTGGTAATATCAATTGGTTCCTCAACTGGTCCTAGGGGGAAAGGTCCCGCAATAACACCAATGTTATCTAATACATTATCAGCTCTTCCTACTGTTAGGTCAACCTCCCTGATTAATACACCGGGAGATAATTGAGGAGTCGCCATTTAATTTTCTCCTGAATCTCAGTTTATCTAAAAAATATTTAGGAAAACCTAAAGTTTCAGTGGGGAAACAGTCAATGAACAGGATTACCAATCAGGATATTCCCACTTATCTGAGACTTTGGACACCATCCTACTAGAAACTACTCTTTTTATTGTACATTCTTTACATTCATATGAGTATGATGATGGTATCATTCCTCTATTTTTTCTTGTTCTATAAAAGTTTGCTAAAAGATTTTTGATTTGTCCGCAAGACCTACACTTCCTATCATTTAACAATAAATGACCTAATTTTATTTGACCATCAATATCGTCGTCTATTTCCATTACCTATAATCCCACATATATGCCATATCACCATATTCATCCGTATACCATCTGTCCCCACTATCATCAACAAAAGACCTATCATCATTAACTCCATCGAGTATAAATCCGAATGGTGCCATATCTTGCTCTATTTGATTTTTTTGTTCGTCATATAATCTCTTTCTGATATCTTGGTCAGTCAATTCTTTAAAATAATCTTGAGCAACTAACCAAGCATAAATGACTAAACACATTGCCAAGTCATCATTACATCCTTCTTCTGCCTCAAATGAATTATGTTTTGAAACAAAGGTTGTAAGTTCGGCAATAATCTCATAATCATTAAAAATAAGTTTATCTTCTTCTATTATTGTTTTTAGATTAAGTGCTCCGACCTTCTTAACGGTTTTGGACATCTTAACTCCCATCTGAGTTTTCTTTCCAGAAAATCCTTGTCCAACAGATTGTCCTGCTCTTCCTCTCATTGAGCACATTAAAATATTCTGATACTCTAAATCATAATGTAGTAATGAAGCTACCTGATCACCAATGTCATTAACTTCACATAATACATAAGCACTATTGTAATTTTTTGCTACTTCGTATATAATGTTTGGATACATCATTGGTTTTATTTCATTATTCCTATACTTCGCAACAACTCTATGAGGAAACTCTGTAATATCGATGACAATAAATGCTGAGTAATCTTCACTTACTCCTCTAGCAACGTCAACAGTAATTACATAATCGTGATTTTCCTTTGAATTTTCATAAACATCTAGTCCAGCATTTCTTATAATAGGATTTTCATAAACAAAAGACTTAAGTTTTGATGGTGCAATTAAAGTGTCAACTGACCCTAAGAACTCACACTCAAACTCAACTTTAAATTGTTGTTCTGAAGTGTTTGCAATTGTTTGTGCTTTCCAAGCAGAATCTCTTCCAGGAACTTCCGACCAATGAACATCTGTCGGGATATATTCATTCTTTCCTTTTTCAGCATCATTCCAATACCTGTAAAAATGGTTCATCCCGTGTGGGGTAGAAACCATTATGACTTTTGTGTTTTTGCCAGAAGTAATAGTAGGATAAACAGATGCAAAGAACGAGTCTGCAATATGGTTTGGAACGAAAGCGAATTCGTCGAGGAAGAGGATATTAAACGACATGCCTCGGACAGCAGACGCAGATGTAGAAGCTGCCAATATCTTACTGCCATTTTCTAACTCAATAGAACCCTTATTCCAAGATATAATACCCTGTTGCATCCATTTTGGCAAGTTTTCATACGCAGTTGCAAGTCTTTGTAACAATTCTCTTGCTGTTGCTGCTTTGTTTGCTAGAATACCAATATTTACACTATCATTAAAAATGAGATAGTGTAAAAGATATGAAACCACAGTAGTAGACTTTCCAGTCTGTCGTGGCATCTTGCAAATGTTAAATCTATTATTGTGAAACCTATTGATTAATCTTTCTTGAAAGTCATAAGGTTTAAATTGAGTCAAACCCTCATCAAGAGAAACAATCTTAATATAATTATTTGCAAAGTAAACAGGGTCGTCTTTACAATTAATAAATTCTAAGACTTGCTCCTGAGAAAATTCAATCGGTGTATTTGCCTTTTTTAATAAGGGATTGCCAAGATATACATCACTCATATTTTTCTCTTTATATCAATTATCTTACCATTTTACTTTATTTGCCCAATAAGCAGCAGACATTCTTCCTTTAGCAATATTCTTAGCGTGTCTGGTTTGGAACCTATGACGACGACTTGCGTATTCTTTAGACTCTCCTTCTTTCTTTGGTGAACCTTTAACTCCCTTTTGTCCGAAACGAATAAGTTTTTCTTTTCCACCTTCACACGCTTTTACAACGTGAGATTTTCCAGTTTCTCCTGAACCGTGTGCTTCTGCCTTGGGTTTATTACAAGGCATCTCAGACTTTTTTCCCTCTGATATTTCAACCTCTTCTTTTTGCTCTTTTTTCTTTTTGGAACCATAAGTTCTTGGGTCAACAATACCTTTAACAAAGTTTTTTGGATAATCTCTCATTCTTTTGCTATGCTTTGCTGCATATGAAGCGCCCTTTGCCCCGAGAGCAAGTCCCGCCAAACCACTGATTATTCCTGCATCTTCATCAAGTTCAGTTTCTTCATCAAACTTCTTTCTTACTGCAGCAACCATATCTTTATATGCTTTTGTCTGCATCATTTCTTTGCGTGCTTTTTCATTTTCCTCCGCACGCTTCTTCATATCCGTTTCTTCCCCAATAGTTTTATTATTCAAAAGATAATTTTTTGATTTAGTATTTTGAACTTGAACAATAGGTTGGTCTCCTTTTAGAGTAGTTACGTGAAACTGAAGAACTCTTGAACCTGGATATACCTTTTGTATTTCTTCCTCCACATCTTTTCTTGAAGGCATCTTTACCTGTGGGAAGAACATCGTTATAGAATAAGTTTTCCCTCTCCAAGAAAGTAGAACAGCAATTAGATTTCCAGTTTGTGCCTGAAGACGAGTTGATGCTTCAGAGATAAGAGGTTCTGGAGTGATTAAATCAACAAACTCAACATAATCATTTCCATCAGCATCTTGAATAGTTACAGACTCTTTAGGAACACAATTGGGAACTTCTTTACCACCTTTTTTCTTAGTTCCAACCATCTCATATCCTTTCCAGCAAGGATCCTCACCTTTCATTTTTTTCTTTTCTTCATCAATAATTTTATCCACAAGAGGAGATTTTGACTCTTTCATTTCTCCTCCTGCGACATAGTCAGCAGCAGTGTCAATATAGTCTGCTGCTTTAGTAATTTTAGATTGAACCCACGCTTCTAGATTACCTTCATCTTTTCCAACTTTACCCATCAACTTCTTAACCGCATCATCAATGGTTTTGAGTTCAGATCTAGCCATTGAATATTCTTCATCTTTTACAGAGACCTTATCCCAAGCATTCTCTCCGTAACTACACTCAGATCTTTTTTCCCTCTTATCGCAGAGTGGACAATATCTTGACTCCTCGTGCTCTTCTTTGAGTTTCTTTGCTGATTTTTCCATTTTAGAAAGTCTGGTATAATAGTCTGGAAATTCCCCTAGATGTTGTAAGGCAATATCCTTTGCTAAATCTTTATCTTTGGTATGTTCGTGTTCAATGGGAACACCAATATCAAGTTGCTTTTCAATATCAGATACACTAACCTTATGTTTCTTGGCAATTTGCTCAACTGATTTATGTGATTTAATCTTTGCCATTGTTGGTTAGAACATTTATTTATATTTATAAATTATTCTTCAACATCAAAAAAGAATATGTGAAATAATCTAGATGTCTCTTTAGTAAATCCAAAATATTTTGAAGCTGTATGTGGACAATGACCATCCCATAATACCAATCTGTTAAATACATTTCCAACTACATCAACTTCTTGCCAGGGAGTTGAATCCACAAAACATCCTGTAGGAGCAGCATCTGCCCACATTTCATCTGCACCTGGTTCACTTGAGTGCCTTACTCTAGTTTTCCTATGTGCAATCAACGAAGTTCCAGTTTCATAAGGAGCATCCGGAGTTAAATAAACAACACCCGCATACATTTGAGAATCAGCATGGTATACCAAATGATCTTTTGCTGTACAGTATTGAAAAACCCCACAAACTTGATATGTTTCTGTCCAATTAGTGATTTTTTTACCCATTATTCTTTCAAAAGATTCTTTGGTACCATCAACAATAAATTGTTCACCGGTTCTATTTCCCATAAAACCTCTACCAAATCCACCTTCTCCATATTCTTGTTGTAGGGCAAAATCTCTAATAGCATAAGGATCTTTATAGTAATTGTCTACAACCCAAAGTGTTCCTTTAGATCTGTCATTGATTTGTGCCCCATCGCCATTTAATATTAATGCCATAATTTAAAATCCTGTATATTTTTTTCTTAAAAATTCCAAATCATAAGTAGTTTCGGATAAAGATCTTTCTTTATCTAAGAATGGTAATTTATTTGGACTACAACCTCTCCAATGTGGTCCCCATTTACCATTCAAATATTCCATATTTAGATCATGAGAATATCTTAATAAAACTGATAATTCTGGATCTTTCTTACTTGTTTGACTCGCGTGAGTGTAATACTCTTCTTTGTTTCCATCTCCATGAAAATAATTTGAATTTAGTGATGTGATACGCTTTGTATTTGAATTTATCAATCTCATTAAATAGTCCACATCTTCACAATATGCTGGATAGCAATTTTCATCAAACAAACCAAGTTTTTTTATAACAAAATCTTTTATCAAGAAAAGATCCCAACTACCAACATCAAAATCTCCAGATAGACCGTGAATAACACCAGCATCAGAATTTTCTCTTGAAGTATTTACCATCTCTTCTAAAAATCCTTTATCAAAAGCAACATCATCATTTACAATAATCCAATATGGTGACATTATAAAGCATTTTATAATTAAATTCCAAGCGCCCGAACATCCGATATTTCCAGGTAAATTACAAATTTTTATATTTTTTACATAAGGATTATTTTCTTTTTTAAGTTCTTCCAATTCATCATCAAGTTCTCCTTTCCCATTATTATTGACAATAAAAAAGTTCTCAACTGGATAATCAATACTTTTTAAAAGGCGTTTAACCCAATGTGAACTATTTACAACCGCAGTTCCAATAACTGGTATAGACAAATTTTTATTTTTAAAAATTAATTTTCTTTCAAATTCATCTAATCCCAAACCATTACTTTCGTTGGAAGAAAGAAAGAAATTATTTTCTTCCATATAATTGAATACATCTTCTTCCGATGGTGAATTCTTATATAGCGATTTCAACTGAACTTCAAGTTCTATAGTATCTACTATAGAAATCATTTTTCCCAAAGATTTAATAACATTTAAATCACTTCCTTGAGTATCGATTTTTAAATAATCAATAAAATCTATATTATTTTCATTTATGAAATAGTCTAATCTTAAAGTTTCAACCAATTCAATTTCTTCCAATTTATCAAATCCAGGATCAAATTCTTCACAAAATTTGGAAAATTCTCCCTCATTGTCAATTTCATTTAATGATGAATACGCATAATGATAATAAAAATAGAACTTTGATAATCCATTTTTATTTGATATCGCAACATTAAAAAATTTTATTCTGGAGTCACTTTCAAAGTTTTCTTTAAGTTTTTTGAAAGAGAAGGAGCAAGGTTCAAAACAATAAATTTCGTCATAATCTTTAAATTTTTCAATAGATTCCCCTTTACAAGAACCAATATCAAATGCTATTTTTTTCCTATTCATAATACAAAAATATCTTCTCCCTTCTTTATAGTATCATCAATAACCATTAATTCTGATATAATTTTAGAATCTATCAAATCGGGATGAACCCACCAATCTTCATATGATCTATTATTGTCTGGTGAAATATTGTTAAAAATTCTTACATATCCAAAACTTTCCAAATATTTTTTTGACTTATTTTGATAAGATTTTGTTTCGTCACAATAATAATCATGCTCATAAGTAATTGTCGCAAACTTATATTTTTCAAATGGAATGGTTAAAAGAATTTGATATGTTACTGATGGTGGATCGCAATCCAATTGTAAATAATCAATTTCTTTTGGAAAATCTAACGATGCCAATAAAGATTCATAATTTGTAGTTATTCCATCCTTTAAGAGACATGGGTTTTTTCTTTCTTTCGAATGTGAATTTACAAATGCCTCATCAAGATCAAGTGCTACTCCCTTCCAATTAAAATCCCTCTCCAATAAAGCCGTATTACTTCCATAAAAAGGACTTCCTGCACCTAATTCTAAGTATGTTCCTTCCCTCTTTCCGTTTAGCATTGTCAAAACAAAAATATCTTGATATGCTTCCGAATAATTTTCTTTAATATTTTCAGATCCTTTAAATTTATATTTTAGTCTATCGAATTTATTTTTATTATATTTACTAAAAGGAGTCAGACTGATAGTAGTATCATACTCATAATTCATTAGTTTTAAACATTCTATAGCAGAATTTTTAAATTGCTCATTCATATTGTAATTTTCCAGAAGATCTAAAAATGTACTCTTAGATTCTTCGCATAGACCACACCACCAAGAACTTAATGCTCTCTGAAAAATAAGAGCATATTCTCCTGGATATCCTAAATCTGTTTTTAGTGGTTCTGGATTTAATTCCGAAACTCCTAATCCTATTGATGCTATTGTATAGCAGTCATTCCAATGACCATCACCTTCAGATTTTTCATAATGACAACTCATTAGATAATATGCCTCTGGTCTTTTGGGACATATTGCTAGAGCATGTAAAAGTAAACTTTTCACGGTAAAATTTCTAGTACCTTGCTTATCAAAACAGATAGAAGCACGAATTAATGATTCATATTTACATAAAGCATTATCATATCTTTCCGCCGCTCTTAGATAATATGAGACTGCTGAAGCAGTCTGCCCAATTTTTTCATAGTAAACACCAAGATTGTAATTATTTTCAGGATCTTCTGGTGAAAAAATATAGGTCCTTAATAGATTATCAAAGTCATTAGAATTGGAAACTGTATATTGTATTTTTTCTACAAAATTTTCTTTAGAAATCAAATTCAACCATTCTTGACGATTTTTTTCCAAATTACCCCAGTTTAAATCTTCATTCCCCTCTAAACATTTTTGGGATCCTTTTTTTATTACTCCACATCCACAATCAGTATCAACCACATACATTTCCAAATCTTCTCGTTCCCTTCTTAGACGAACAAATGCCTTCCAACAATCTCCAGTCCAGAGAGTGTGAATTTGTGGATTGTATGGAATTATTTGGATATCTTCCTGCCAAGGATTCATATCATGGCAAACGATATATCCACCATCATTTAATACATCTAAAGAATTCAATATGTCTTTATAAACTTGGTCATAATGATGTAATCCATCTATAAACACGATATCAAAAGTTTCTTCATTTTTATAAAAAAAATCGTCAGAAGTTAAATGAACATTTGCTGGACTATTAAGATCGGGGTCTACTCCAATTTTATACTCACAATCTATTTGTGATAAATTAATTCCATTTGAAACGCCAATCTCCAAATATTTCTTAGCACCAATCTTTTTAATCAAAATGTTTATGATGTCAGTTCTTAACATAGCTTTAGATTTCCATTTAATAATAAATTCACTCATTATTGAGTATGATTTTGTAATCACCTCTAACAAATTGTCTTTGTTTAATTATGATTACTTTGGTAATAAACTATCTTATTTAGACTGTAGTATTAGGTCCATATTTTTCAATATCATTGTGTGTAAAAATCCCCTTACCCCAAGCAATTTTAAAATCTTGCCTTCCCCACCAATGACTAACATTCAACTCCAAACCATCATAAAGAGAACCTTTCTTCTCAAAGGGGCGTATACTGCTTATATAAAAATCTTTTTTGTATAAACAAGGATTGTTTGTAAAATTGCTCCATCTACTTGTTGTTGTAAAGTAATTATTTTCCTTTTTAATTTTATCTGGAAAAACCTCATCTACATTTTGTATCCAATGTCGACATTCAAATAAATGGGGAGATATTAAATCTATTGAAGGATCGTAATGATTCAATTCATTTCCCTCATAGACATTTTGAGAGTAAAGTGGATGACCAGGATTCTCAACACTTCTAAGTCTAATACAATTATAATCTTTATCTAATAATTCTACACCTTGCTTTAATTGTAAAAATGTTGTTTTGATATCTTCAGTTAGTTCCCAATCATGCTCCAATAATAGTATATTTTCTTCTTTTAAAACCTCTGCAAGTTTTATAAAAGCGCCTCCTATTCCAATATTTTCTTCCGTTGAAATATATGGAAGATTGTATTCTTTGGCAAGAATTCTATCTTCTTCGGAAATTTCTTGAAAAAATAATACAACATTATCGACAATATCAAATAATCCATTCCTTTGATAAGAGTTTAGAGTATTTCTTAGAGTTTGATTTGATTTCCAAGAAAGAATTCCTATCGAAATTGGAAGTTTATTTACATTGATTATTGGTTTAAATAAAATATCTTCAGTATGATTTGAAAAATCTACTTTTTCATACCCTAGCGAGAATAACTTTTCGTAAGTGTTCTTGTTAAGTTCCCAATCTGGATGATTTGTACCCCAAGAAACTTCTATTAAAATATAAGGTTTAAATTTTTTAATTATGTCCCAAGAACCTTCCAAAACATTTCTTTCATAACCTTCAACATCTATTTTTATAAAACCAACATCTTCTATATCTTTGTAATAATCATCAAGTTTGACAACATTTATTTCCTCAGAAACCATTTTTTTATAAAATGTCTCACTCTGCATTGGGTCTTTAGTGTAGATGGTATTCCACCCGATATTTTTATTGTCTTTAAAAAGAGTTAGTTTTTTATTACATAAATCAAGACCACAATTATTATATGTAATATTGGAAAAACTCTTTAATATTTCCTTACTTTTATTAAAATATTCTATCGATGGTTCAAATAAGTAAATGTGTTCATAATCAACATTTTCTGCTATTGCTTTAGAAAAAAGACCAATATTACTTCCAACATCAATAATAACCTTTTTTTCCAGAATAGATTTAATTTGATTAACCTGCTTCACGCATGTTTGATAATGGGATTCAATAAAGTCATTGAATCTATCTTCAACTATTATTTTTTTCCACCACTCTATACCTTTTTGTCTATCTTCCCAATGATGATGAATATAATCTGAAGAATATTTAATATTTCCAAATCTTCCATAAGCATCATGACAGACAATACTTAAAGCAATTTGCTCATCCAATTTATTTCCACACCTTTCAGATGGATCAAAATTATAATTCATATAATCAACAAGTTTTAATGCCTTTTCACAAAGTTCCTTTCTAAATTTCTTTGGAATGTATATTACTCCAGTATTATACATCATAAAAGAACTGTCAAAATTAACATCAAAATCTTTCCAAGGAATCTGTGGAAGAACTTTATCCAAGTTCCTCCACTGCATTATCGGATACTCGACAGTGTCAAAAACAATATAGTTGGAATTAAAAAAATCTTTAGGAATTGTTTTTTGTGAAGATGTATCAATATCCATTAAAACAATATCTTGATTTTCATCAAAATTCATGAGTTGAATTATTTTTTCCACAAGAATATTGATTGGGTTTATATTATTTGAACCTCCATAATTTCTTGATATGTTAAAATGATTGTGAACTATTTTTTCCACCCCAAAATATTCAACATTTTTTCCATCAAATTCATTGTTAAAAATTTGAATGGTATTATAAATTTGATTTTTCTTTAATGTGGATATAGATGCTCTCAATTCATCTAAACCATTTTTGTAAGAATGTCCATTTAAGTTATCGACAAAAATATAAGCATAGTTCATTCTATAAAAACCTCTTCAAATTTTTTAATTACAGATTGTGGAGAAAATTCTTCATTTAAATATGTAGTATCAAATGGATTATTCCTACTAATATTTAAAAGAATATATTTAAGACTACTTTTATCATAGTACTTATAGCAATTATCTCTTAAAAATAAAAAATGATTTCTTCCGCCCAAAGGGTGATTATTTTGAAACTCTTCATTATCATAAGAAATTATTTGCTTATTTTTAGAAGCAAACTCTAAAATAGAAAGACCAAAAGTTTCTCCATAATCTCTTGCGTGTAAAAAAGAATCGCATGTATTGATAAATTCGACCTTACTATGTAAATCTATTATGGAATCAAAATATAAACATCTTTCATGGTTTATTTTATTTTCAGTATTTAAAAATAAAAACCAAATGTCACTTCTTTCATATAAAATATCCAGAATACATTCTGAGACAAAATCAATATTAAATGTCTCTTTTCCACCATACCTTCCAATTACCACATCATCTTTGGGAATGTTAAGTTTTCTTCTCCAATCACCTTCATTGGATGGAAGATTTATCATATGTGGTACAAACGGTATTTGATAGTTACATCTTTTAGTCATCCACTCTGAAATTGTGGCATATCTATCACCGTGAATTTGAGATGTGTCAGAACAAAAAACAGAATGAATTAAATTCTTAGAGTTTTCTACTAAAATTCCATCTGTTGTTCCATATTTAATTGCATAAAAATAATCAATATTTTTTTTGTCTATAAAACTTTGAACATTGATAAATGAGTTATAACCAATGGTTTCGAATTGTTTTTTAAAATTAAAAACAGAATCCTCATTATTTTCATAATTTAAATCATACATAATGAATGGATTTAAGTTCAAATATTTTCTACAATAAAAAGCATAATCAAAAACAGAAACTGATGTTCCCCTCTCATTCAAAGAGTTGCAATGAAACACTATATTTTTCATTATTTAAAATCTTTAAATGACAGCAAGAAATTTTTTAACTCTATCCAAGTCAAAAATCTTTTGGGGTAAAAGATTTAATGGGTATGGTTTTAATGTATGTTCTTCTACAACTTCATTTAAATTGTTTGAAATAAAAAATTTCCATCCAGCATCTTCTACTACATTGTTTTCTGTTACAAAAATATTAGGAAATTGTATGTAATTTGATTGTTTAATATAAGACTCTCTAATATCAGAAAAGGTGTATTCATTCAAATGATTTTTCATGCATAAAAAAGCAGCATTCCAAGTAATGGGTTGATTATCATGCCCATAAACTCTAGAATTCGCTCCATCTTTTAAAAATGCCATAGGAATCCTAAGAATATTATTCGGATTTTGTGTTACCACATTTGAATAATACTCAATAAAATCTGGATTGATAATTTCATCTAAATTACTAATGATAAAAATATCACCATCCTCCATAAGAGATTCTGCTGCATTTCTTTGCATTCTTTCTCTCAACAAACTAGGAGAAGTCCAAGAATTTATATGATTATTTGGGAGATTTACTTCCAAAATTTGAATTTTTTCTTGAGGAAGTCCTAATGTATCAATAACATTTTTACATGTAAATGGTTTAGGTTTACCGTCATAACTTCTATCAGCATCGCAAATGATAAACTTGTCTACATGTTCATAAAGCAAGTTTATTCTAAGTTCTAACAATTCTTTTTCATCAAAGTATGGAAAACAATCAATTATTCTCATTGATAAACTCCAAAATTGTTTGTATCGAAACTTTTAAAATATAAGCAGCATTGTCTTGGAATCCAAAAGTCATTAATATATTTTCGTCTTTAATCGCCATACCAATACAGAATTCAACATCTCCATCCATAATGTTAAATTCTCTTGAGTAAGAGACAATTTTAAAAGATTTATCCCAGACAATAAATCTATGATAGTAAACTGCGTCTTTTCTTCCAACTTCACTATCAAATAAAGATACTTCATGAGTACACGCAAGATAGTAATCTCCAATAGGAATTAATTGAGAACCGCCACGAAGATCTCTTGGTAAATTAATTTGCTCTCCCAAATAAACTGTTTGTGAAGTTTTATTTTCTGGGTCAACCTTGACTACTTCCGTTGGATTTCCCCATTTTACATAGTGATATGGCAAATCGAGAATTGGCATCCAGTTCTTTTCACAATAAGAATTTGGATCTTTTGGAGGAGGAATTCTAAACCTAGATATTTCCTCTACTTTATCATCAGTAACTACAATCTCACATAGTTCCATTCTCCCAGTTCCAATAGTATCAAGATCTCTACGAACTCCAGATGTGTATAATTTTCCATTCCAACGAAAAATCCTGGCATCCTCTAGACCCACAAAATCCCACAATTCCTTTTCTGGAAACTTTGAAGTGTCAATTTTATTGTATCTCACAATATTAAAATCATTATCCAGTTCCAGATAATAATTTATTGTCCTTAAATGCATATCGTTCTCAGGATGAACGTATGTTAATGGACCCCAAACGTGTTGAAATAGTTTCTTTTCCGAGTGGTAAAAAGTGTAATTTACTGATCTTAGAATTATTTTTATTTTACCATCTTCAACTAAAACAGAAGGATTCATTAATCCTAATCCGTTTGTTAAATTTGATGGAATAATTAGAGGGTGAATAGATCCACCGTTCTCCAAGGCAAGTTTTGCAAAGTTTCTCATACACAAAAGCATAGTGTAAATATATGCCTATTTATTATAGGTTTAAGTGGTCCCAATTCCGACTGGCAGTATTGGGTTTATAAACAAACCAGTTTCTTCATCATAAGTCCACCCAATATCAACAAATTGTTCTTCTTGTATTTGTATTAAACTCAATCCTGGTCCTGGTGACCATTCGGAAACTCCATCCCATAAAACAATATTTACAACATAGTTGTTAGAATCTATGACTGCGTATCTCATACAAAAATAGAAACTCTAAATTAATTTATGTTAGTACCGATCTTAATGATATCGTATAAGAATCATACGAATCAGTGCTACCAATAGTAAATGCTGCAGGATTTTCAACTCCTGCTGTAGTTTGTTGCTTATATGCTCCCATAACAGTTGCTCCGTTAAGGTCATTTCCTGTTGTTCCAACATCTTCAGCAGCAGCCAAAGTATAACCAGTTGGAGCAGTCACATTAGGTGCCTGGTTGTCATCATCAACCATTGCCAAAGCAACAATCATACAACCATTAAAATTAGTTGTGATTGATGGTGGGTCTAAGGAACCTGTAGGTCCTGATGAAACATCAATAGGAGTTGTAGCATTTACATTCCTAAAGACCATATAAATGTAGACACATTGACTGCCTGCTGTTGTTGATCCTTGTAATCCACTAACCGTATATGATGTTCCTGTAGCAAAAACATATCCCCAATAACTAACAGGTTCACTACTTCCACCATCATTACCACCATTAGTGAATCCAGTTGGACCAGTGATGTTAGTATTGTCTGCTGCTCCCGCAACAATTATAAAGTCTCCAGATTGAATTCCAGTAATTGTAAATGAATTTCCACCCGCTCCAAATATATGAGTTCCTGCTGTTACAAATTCTACTACGATAGGCGCTTCAGTTGTTGCTGCTGCTTGAGATAGTCCGAGAGCAACTGCCTTTGCGTTATAAATTTGTGCGATTTCAGAATGACTAAGTGCTCTATTGTAAATTAAAGCTTTCGCAACTTGACCATCCGTGTAAGTTAATCCTGTATTTGTTCCGATCTGAACATCAATATCATTAGATGTATCAATAGTCTGTGCTGAAGTAAAATAATTAACTAATTGCTGAGCATTGTGATATAAGGTAATATTTGGAGTATCATTGCCACCAGGAGTTCCTACTACAATTGTATTGGTTCCTATAGTTCCAGTCGCAGATGCTGTGCTTGAACGCGAAATACTGGAAGAACCACCAGTTCCACCAGTTACACCATTTTGTCCTCCAGAACCAATGGTAACTGTAAATTGAGTTCCTGCCGTAACAGTCCAAGTACCATATGCTAGACCACCACCAGCACCGCCCGCACCTGGTTCATCATCATCAGTGGCATTACCTCCACCACCACCACCAGCAATAACAACCGCAGAAATTTGGGTGACTCCTGCTGGAACGGTAAATGTTCCAGATGTAGTGAAAACTGATTGGTTGGTTCCACTATCTGCGACACTTGTTGCTGGATAAGACCTACCAGCACCCCAAATAATTCTTGCTGCTCCAGGTCCAGCATCTCCACCATCAGCAAGATTTCTTCCACCACCAGCACCACCACCATACTGAGTGCCTCCATTAGCACCAGTACTTCCAGTAGAGTTACTTCCATTAGTTCCACCCGATCCACCACCGCCACCTGTGGTTCCACTTCCTGCGGCACCACTGTTGGTCTGACCAGCTGCTCTTAGACCTGTTCCACCACCACCGGCACCACCGTTGCTAGCACCGCCGCTGCCACCACCACCACCACCTCCACCAGTTCCCCCAGAAGTCGCATTGTTAGCACCTCTGTCAGCACCCTCGCCACCATTTCCAGTATATCCTGCAGCACCACCACCGCCACCAGCACCAGTAGTTGAGTCACTAGTAGAACCACCTGATCCGCCGTTTCCACCACCATCTCTTTCAAGACCACTGGAAGTTCCTCCAGTTCCTCCTCCACTAGCACCACTATCAGTAGAAGAACCTCCAGAACCACCAGTCGCAAGAAGATAATTGTTTGTGAAAGTGAGAGTTGCTAATGATATTGTACTACTAAGATTGTTTGATAGAGTAATTGTATTTGTACTCGCATCAATGGCAGTAACGGTAGTACCACCGGGAACACCAGTTCCACTGACTACAGAACCAACAACAGCAAAAGATGTTATTGGGTCTGTAGGAGGAAATCCGCTTCCACCACCCCAGGTAGCAGAAAACATATTCCACTGGTTTCCTGTAAATGAAATATAAGTTTGTTTATATCCACCACCAACACCCATATTAAAACAGCCATTGGTGAGTAGTTCCATTGACCACTTTCGGCCGTTAGTGGCAGGATTTCCCCAGGCAAATATTCTTTGAACTACTGATGGTGTTGCCGCGTCTAGTTTTACAAATATTATAGAAGTTCTTGCTGTAGCACCTGTAATTCCTTTATACGCCGTAAAATTAACACAATCATCAACACCATCAAACACTATGATACCCTTATCAGTAGCACTATAAGATGCTCCATTTGTAAGGGTTCCGTTTCTGTCAAAAGTTCCTATATCTTCAACTCCACCTGTACCAGCGTTACTCTCTGATATTTGCCCATCCCAATGAAGTTGAAGTCCACTTGCTGGGACACCATCTGTACTATAAAAATTTGAAAAACTTATAGCACCACTCGTTGGAGCATTATCCTGACCATAATATTCACCAAGTTCTAGTGGACCTGCTGTAGTTGGAGCAGTATCCCCACTGAACTCTTGGTGAATATCTGATAGTGATATTGATCCTGAAGCAGGTAATGTCATAAGTCGTTTCTAACTTATCATGAATGTTCTTCTTTTTTCAATTCATTAATTTGTTGATTGAGACTATTTATCTGACTTTGTTGCTCTTTAATTGCTTGGATGAGTAATCCAATCATATTGCCATAAGCAACTGATTTTATACCATCGTCAGATTCCTCAATAACTTCTGGAAGAACTTTTTCAACTTCTTGTGCTATCACTCCACAATATCTTCTGTCAGTATCAATATCATTTCTGGCATAAGTAACTCCATTTATTTTTTCAAGTTTTTCTATAGCATCAGTGATAACTTCAATATCTTTTTTCAGTGAAATATCAGAGTATGCAGTTACATTTCCAACTGCAGTACAATTTCCACTATCATCTATAGTAAATGTGGCAGTATCAGTAGCATTTCTTCTAAATTCATGTCCATTAGGAGATTTATAATATGATCTAGCACTGGATGCAAAATAGATTCTACCAATTCCCTCAGACGAAGTGTTCCAAGTATCAACTGCTCTTCTGAAGAATGTAGTTTCATGGAGTCCATCAAGTAAGTCAGCATCAAGGCCAGAAGTAGATCCCTGGTTCCCTTGGTGCCATACTTTATAGTAAACATTGCCCATTGACCAACCACCAACGGCAAAGTCATTAATATCTCCTTTCAATCCAAAATATGCTGCGAAATCTCCAGCAACGTGGAATGCCATAAATGCATCTGCGCTAGCAGTATCTTGATATATCTCTATACTACCTAAACTACCTGTTGAAGTTTCTAAAACATCATTATTAGCAGTAAATTGAATTCTTCCTGAAGCAGTGTCGGCAGCATCAGACCTTAAGAACTGAGAACTGTCAAGGGTGTCGAGAGTGTCCGCATTAGTTGTTGTTAATCCACCAGGACCTTGAATACCTGTGATTCCTTGAATACCTTGAGAACCTGTAGTTCCTTGAGTTCCAGTGGTTCCTTGAATACCTTGAGAACCTGTAGTTCCTTGAGTTCCAGTGGTTCCTTGTCTACCTTGAATACCTTGGATTCCTTGGATTCCTTGGATTCCTTGAGTTCCAGTGGTTCCTTGAGTTCCTGTGGTTCCTTGAATACCCTGAATACCTTGAGAACCTGTAGTTCCTTGAGTTCCTGTGGTTCCTTGAGTACCTGTGGTTCCCTGAGAACCTGTGGTTCCTTGAGTTCCTGTAGTTCCTTGTCTGCCTTGAATACCTTGGATTCCCTGGATTCCTTGAGAACCTGTGGTTCCTTGAGAACCTATGGTTCCTTGGATGCCCTGAGTACCTGTGGTTCCTTGTCTACCTTGAATACCTTGAACACCTTGTAGTCCAGAAACTGTTGTTGGATCTACCCAATCAGTTCCTGTTGCGGTAGACCTAAGAACAAATCCATTTGTTCCAGCATCATTATTAGAATCATAAATTGCTCCAGTAACTCTTAAGTTTCCTGAAACATGAAGTTTTTGTGTTGGATTTGTTACACCCACACCAATGTTTCCGCCATAAGGTCCAAGTTCAATTGTTCCATTTGCATCAACATCAATACTTGGAATTCCGGAAACATCATTAACAGAGAAAATAGAACCAGATGTGAGATTATTGCTGATAGAGAATAACTGTCCAGCAGATGCTTCCCAGGAAAGAGTGCCTGAATTAACAGTATCATAAGGAACAATATCAATAATCGTTCCAATACTGAGAGCAGTTCCATTAAATGTTAAGTTATTAGAACCAGTTGGATTATTAGATGAGTCTTTATAAACTACTTGGTTGGCCGAACCTGCTACTGGACCAGTAATACCTTGAATACCTTGAGAACCTGTAGTTCCTTGAGTTCCAGTGGTTCCTTGTCTACCTTGAATACCTTGGATTCCTTGAATACCTTGAGAACCTGTAGTTCCTTGAGTTCCAGTGGTTCCTTGAATACCTTGAGAACCTGTCGTTCCTTGAGTTCCAGTGGTTCCTTGAATACCTTGAGAACCTGTAGTTCCTTGAGTTCCAGTGGTTCCTTGTCTTCCTTGAACACCTTGAACACCCTGAGTTCCTGTGGTTCCTTGAATACCCTGGATACCCTGAGAACCTGTAGTTCCTTGAGTTCCTGTGGTTCCCTGAATACCTTGAGAACCTGTGGTTCCTTGAGTTCCTGTGGTTCCTTGAATACCCTGGATACCCTGAGAACCTGTAGTTCCTTGAGTTCCAGTGGTTCCTTGTCTTCCTTGAACACCTTGAATACCTTGAACACCCTGAGTTCCCTGAATACCCTGAATACCTTGAGAACCTGTGGTTCCTTGAGTTCCAGTGGTTCCCTGAATACCCTGAGAACCTGTAGTTCCTTGAGTTCCAGTGGTTCCTTGTCTTCCTTGAACACCTTGAGAACCTGTGGTTCCTTGAGTTCCAGTGGTCCCTTGAGTTCCAGTGGTTCCTTGAATTCCCTGGATGCCCTGAGTACCTGTTGTTCCTTGAGTACCTGTGGTTCCTTGTCTTCCTTGAATTCCCTGGATGCCCTGAGTACCTGTGGTTCCTTGGATTCCTTGAATACCTTGAGAACCTGTGGTTCCTTGGATTCCTTGATCACCCTTATCTCCTGTTCTAGCAAAGGTAATAATTACATCTTCATTATTAGTAAATGCAGTTGCACTACCTGAGACATAAGCACAACTTACGTTAAAGTATCCAGTCTGCTCAGTAATACCCGAAATTGTGAACAGAGCAAAGTCAGAAGCATCTAATCTATTTGAAATTCTGAAGTGTCCTTTAATTGTTGATGTGGAATCATCAATAGTTCTTAGGAATGGTTGGATATCAGTTCCATTATCATCTTGATCATCTATATGGAGTACTGACGCCAGAGTTATATCTGAATTACTGAATTTTAAGAATCCAACTCCCGGATCGGAATTTGTAAGGTCATTATTGAATGTATAATCAAACGTAGCTCCACCAAAGTTTCCATCATTACCTTTGGTTCCTTGGATTCCTTGAGAACCTGTGGTTCCTTGAGTTCCTGTGGTTCCTTGGATTCCCTGAGAACCTGTGGTTCCTTGAGTTCCTGTAGTTCCTTGTCTGCCTTGAATACCTTGGATTCCCTGGATTCCTTGAGAACCTGTGGTTCCTTGAGAACCTATGGTTCCTTGAGTTCCCTGAATACCTTGAATACCCTGAATACCTTGAGAACCTGTAGTTCCTTGAGTTCCAGTGGTTCCTTGTCTACCTTGAATACCTTGGATTCCTTGGATTCCTTGAGTTCCAGTGGTTCCTTGAGTTCCTGTGGTTCCTTGAATACCCTGAATACCTTGAGAACCTGTAGTTCCTTGAGTTCCTGTGGTTCCCTGAATACCTTGAACACCTTGAGTTCCAGTGGTTCCTTGTCTACCTTGAATACCTTGAACACCTTGTAGTCCAGAAACTGTTGTTGGATCTACCCAATCAGTTCCTGTTGCGGTAGACCTAAGAACAAATCCATTTGTTCCAGCATCATTATTAGAATCATAAATTGCTCCAGTAACTCTTAAGTTTCCTGAAACATGAAGTTTTTGTGTTGGATTTGTTACTCCTATACCAATATTACCAATTGATGGTGCTAATAAAACTGTACCATCCGCATCAACATCAATACTTGGAATTCCACTAATATCATTGACCGCAAAAATAGATCCAGAACTCAAATTATTTGTAATAGAGAATAACTGTCCAGCAGATGCTTCAAAACTGAGAGATTCTAAATTGTCGTAAGGAATAATATCAATAATTGTTCCAATGCCGAGAGCAGTTCCATTAAATGTTAAGTTATTAGAACCAGTTGGATTATTTGAACCATCTTTATAAACAACTTGATTTGCGGATCCTGCTACTGGACCAGTAATACCTTGAATACCTTGAGTTCCCTGGATACCTTGAACACCTTGGGTTCCTTGAGTGCCCTGAATACCTTGGATTCCTTGAGAACCTGTGGTCCCTTGAGTTCCTGTGGTTCCTTGTCTTCCTTGAACACCTTGAGTTCCTTGGATACCCTGGATTCCTTGAACACCTTGAGTTCCTTGAGTGCCCTGGACACCCTGGACACCCTGGACACCTTGGGTTCCTTGAGTGCCCTGAACACCTTGAGTTCCCTGAATACCTTGGGTTCCTTGAGTTCCTGTGGTTCCTTGTCTTCCTTGAACACCTTGAGTTCCTTGAGTTCCCTGGATACCTTGAACACCTTGGGTTCCTTGAGTGCCCTGAATACCTTGAGTTCCCTGAACACCTTGAGTGCCCTGAACACCTTGAGTTCCTTGGGTTCCCTGAACTCCCTGGACACCTTGGGTTCCTTGGGTTCCTTGGATACCCTGGATTCCTTGAGTGCCCTGAACACCTTGAGTTCCCTGAATACCTTGGGTTCCTTGAGTTCCTGTGGTTCCTTGTCTTCCTTGAACACCTTGAGTTCCTTGAGTTCCCTGGATACCTTGAACACCTTGGGTTCCTTGAGTGCCCTGGATTCCTTGAGTGCCCTGAACACCTTGAGTTCCCTGAATACCTTGGGTTCCTTGAGTTCCCTGGATACCTTGAACACCTTGGGTTCCTTGAGTGCCCTGGATTCCTTGGACACCTTGTGTACCTGTAGTTCCTTGTCTACCTTGTGTACCTTGGATTCCCTGTTCACCCTGAATACCCTGAATACCTTGGATTCCTTGAGTACCTTGAGTGCCCTGAGTTCCTTGAGTTCCTTGGATACCTTGAGTACCTTGAATTCCTTGAATTCCTTGAATTCCTTGATCACCCTTATCTCCTGTTCTAGCAAAGGTAATGATTACATCTTCATTATTAGTAAATGCAGTTGCACTACCTGAAACATAAGAACAGCTAACATGGAAATATCCAGTTTCTTCTATTACACTAGAAATTGTAAACAGAGCAAAGTCAGAAGCATCTAATCTATTTGAAATTCTGAAGTGTCCTTTAATTGTTGATGTGGAATCATCAATAGTTCTTAGGAATGGTTGGATATCAGTGCTGTTGTCATCTTGATCATCTATATGAAGTGATGATGCGAGAGTTATATTCAGGTTATTGAATTTTAAGAATCCAACTCCAGGATCAGAATTTGTAGTGTCATTACTGAATGTGTAGTCGAATGTGGCTCCACCGAAGTTTCCATCATTACCTTTGGTTCCCTGAACACCTTGAGTTCCTGTAGTTCCCTGTCTTCCTTGGACCCCTTGGGTTCCCTGAACACCTTGGGTTCCTTGAGTGCCCTGGATACCTTGAACACCTTGAGTTCCTTGAGTGCCCTGAATACCTTGGGTTCCCTGAACACCTTGGGTTCCTTGAGTGCCCTGGATACCTTGAACACCTTGAGTTCCTTGTGTACCCTGAACACCTTGAGTTCCTTGAACACCTTGAGTTCCTTGAGTGCCCTGAATACCTTGAGTTCCTTGAGTGCCCTGAATACCTTGAGTTCCTTGAGTGCCCTGGATACCTTGAACACCTTGGGTTCCTTGAGTTCCCTGAATACCTTGAACTCCCTGAGTTCCCTGAGTTCCCTGGATACCTTGAGTACCTGTAGTTCCTTGTCTTCCTTGAACACCTTGAGTTCCTTGGATACCCTGGATTCCTTGGACACCCTGAGTTCCTTGAGTTCCCTGGATACCTTGAACACCTTGAGTTCCTTGGATACCCTGGATTCCTTGGACACCCTGAGTTCCTTGAGTTCCCTGGATACCTTGAACACCTTGAGTTCCTTGAGTGCCCTGGATACCTTGAACACCTTGGGTTCCTTGAGTTCCCTGGATACCTTGAACACCTTGAGTTCCTTGAGTGCCCTGGATACCTTGAACACCTTGGGTTCCTTGAGTTCCCTGAACACCTTGAGTGCCCTGAACACCTTGAGTTCCTTGGGTTCCCTGAACTCCCTGAACACCTTGGGTTCCTTGAGTGCCCTGAATACCTTGGGTTCCTTGAGTGCCCTGGATACCTTGAACACCTTGGGTTCCTTGAGTTCCCTGAATACCTTGAACTCCCTGGACACCTTGAGTTCCTTGAGTGCCCTGGATACCTTGAGTTCCCTGAATACCCTGGATACCCTGGACACCTTGAGTTCCTTGAGTTCCCTGGATACCCTGAATACCTTGGGTTCCTTGAGTGCCCTGGATACCTTGGGTTCCTTGAGTGCCCTGGATACCTTGAGTAC